GTCAACAGGACCGGCTGCCCATACATTTGCAAAGTTGTTGTTTACAGCAGTGAAGGCATTACGCAGGCTTTCACCGGTGCCATCATTGGCAACTAAGCCAGTATCGATAATCTGTTGTGTCATTCTTAGTCCAGGTTCAATAGTGTATTTACCAGAACCAAGACTTGCTGCATTTTGCGTTAGATGCGGCCTACAACAACCTCTATTGTGCCGGATTCGCCGGCAAAGTCTTCTAGTGCCTTGCCAATTACAGCACCAATTTTAGGATCTGCTTCTGCTCTAGCACGACCATTTCCTGCACTCACCATTAGATCACCTTTGCGCACAGGTCCGTTTACCAGAGTAGGCACACGACCTTGCAAAGCAACAACTGCCACGTGCTCACCCTTTAGTGTGGCATTCATCACATAACTTGGGTTTGTACTAATCACTCCGGCAATCCTGCGATCTGAATCCCAATTGCTTTGTGTAACTTCTGCTGTGCCGCCAAAACTCAACACAGTTCCCGGAGCATAGTCAGCATCGGCTGTGTAGCTTTCTGCCAAGTCAGCATACTGAGCACTGGTTGCCTTGGCAAAAACAGTGTTAAAATAGGTTGTTGTGCTGCCAATATTGCCAACTCCGTTAGCGTTGTTATTGTTGATATTTCCACCGTCAATATTACCAGTTGACACTGATAAACTTCCGCCTGTAATTGCTCCAGTTACAGCCAAAGAGGTCAATGTACCTACACTAGTGATATTGCCCTGAGCCGCTGTTGTTACTGTGCCTGCTGTGGTGGCCGAAGTGGCTGCTGTAGCCAAAGGCACAGTACCTGTTACATTAGCACCAGGAATTGATGTTAATCCGGCACCCGACCCATTAAATTGACTACCTGTTACCTGACCTGTTACACTTACTGTAGTACCTGTGAGGTTTGTGGCATTTATGTTGCCGCTGCCAACGTTACCAGTAACAGTTAATGCAGTTAGTGTTCCAACACTAGTAATATTTGTTTGGCTTGCTGTGGTCAATGTACCAGCAATATTGGTAACAGATAAATTTCCGCCAGTGATGTTACCAGTTGTTGAAATGTTACCGCTGCCAACAATACCTACTGTGTTAACGTTACCAGTTGAGCTTAGAGTTGAACCAGTAATTGTAGTTCCTGTGATTGTGCCGGCGGCACTCAACAGTCCAGAAGTCCGTAAATTACCAGAATCAATATTGCCAGTTACACTTACTGTAGCACCAGTGTGTGTTGTGGCATTAACGTTGGCGCCACCTAAAATATTACCACTGGTGATATTGCCAGACGTTGAAATTGTGTTGCTACCAAATGCTCCTAATAATGAAGTTACATTGGCATCACTGTAAGAGGCTGGTAATCCGGTGAGAAATGCGCCATTGCCTATAACATAGTTTCCAGAAATGTTAGCAGTTGTTGTAATATTACCTGATACTGAATTTACACCAGTGATAAAAACGCCTGTTGGAGAAATCACTTGTACATTTGGAGTTCCTTGCACTGTTGCAAAAATATTTCCACCCAAGCCGCCAACATTGGCCACCACCATTGAACTTGTTCCAACTGCAATTGACGTTGCACTAACGTTACTGGCTGCAGTTACATTTGATAGATAACCGCCATCACCAACAAAGAATCCAGAAGTCTTAATGTTACCAACAGCAGTTATTAATCCGCCAGTGACAATGTTGCCGCCAGTGACATCGCCTGTGGCTGTTATTGTACCACTTGCTACTAGGTTTGATCCTGTTACGTTACTGGTTGCACTTACTACACCAGTTGCGGTTAAATTAATAGTAGTAACATTGTTTCCAGCCTGAATATTGTTGGCTATCACATTACCGCTTGCGCTGACCAAGCCAGACAAATTGATACTTGTAGTGTTGATGTTTCCAATTACTGATGCATTGCCACCAGTAATGTTACCTGATGCTACTATGCTTACTGCAGATACTGCGGCTACGCCAATTATGTTACCACCTGTGATATTACCTGTGGCGCTGACTACTCCAGTTGTGCGTAAGTTGCCCGATTGCACATTTGATGTGGCAGATAGAAATGCACCAGTTACGTTACCAGTAGTTGTCAATCCATCATTGATTACAGTGCCAGCTGATGTTACTATGTTACCAGCAAGCACATTGCCAGTGACACTGACATTTCCTGCTGAGAGAATATTTCCACCAGTGACATTACCAGTTGCTGTTACTTGTCCAGCTGTTCGTAAATTGCCACCAGCTACGTTGGCAGTGGCAATAATGTTGCCTGTGGCGCTGACTACGCCAGCTGTGTTGATATTTCCACCAACAACATTACCGGTTGAACTGACTACGCCACCAGTGTTGATGTTTCCGCCAATGACGTTGCCTGTGACTGATTCTAGTCCTGAGATATAGACGCCAGTTGGGGCATACACTGCCACGTTTGATGTTCCGTACACACCAACACTGACATTGCCGCCAGGGTTAGAAGTATCAACGTTGGAGTTTCCTGTGAAAATTTTGGTAACACTCACATTACCAATACTGGTAGAACCTGTTACTGTCAGGTTACCATCAACCACCATGTCAACCGCGGTATTAGCCAGGGCACTGCTAATAGTTACAGTGTTTGCACCGAGAGTTTGAATTGTGTAATCGCCGCTGACACGCTTGTAGGTAGCCATTTAGAGTTCCTTTGTGTTATTTATACGGTTTAAGAACTCTGACATGGTCATGATTTTTAGGTTTGTAACTCGATCTAAATCGGCCACTGCGGCAGTTGTGTGGCCCATAATTCGCACAAACAATATGCCTGCATTGTCACGCATTATTGTTTTTAGCTGTGTGACCCAATTTCCTGTAAATGTCGGAACTGCTGAACTTTTTTTGTAAAATTCTGTGTTGGCATACACATTGTTGAAATGATTGTTTGCTGGACCCATATCAAACCCTATTAGGTATATTACTCTAGCATTGTCTAATGCCGCAATACTGGCAGCAATTGGTCCTGAGCTGTATCCAAAATATTTTTGAGGTACTGGCAGGGCACCTGATCCAGGTACAGGACGTCGTGTGTAAAAACGATTGTTTTTTGAATATCCTGAATCTTGTATGCGCTCACTAATTGGCTTGTCTGTGCTGATCAGTGCCGTGGGAGTAAAATCCCTGTACAAAGCATTACACCCGTAGATTGGCCCAAAATGTTTTAAATTGTTTAGATCTACATCTTGTCGGCTTACGCCATTGCCCAGTACAAATGCTCTGCTCATAAAAAAAGTCCCCACAGTAATTATCTGCAGGGACTCTCGGGGCTAAATCAATTAAGATGTAACGCTGGCAATTTGTGCCAATTGCAATGAACCGTTTTGTGCATCAGCACCGTTGATGATTTCAGCACCAGACCATGTGACTGTGCCTTCATCGGTGAAGAAGTTGGTTGGATAGAAGTTCTCATTGGTTTGCACATTGGTGCCAGCATTGCTGTCACTGTAATTTTGGTATGTCATACCATTCCAGTCACGTACCCACTTGTTAGTGATGTAACTAGCGTACACAGCACTACTGTCGCCAACTGAATAAGCAATACTCATGTTGCCAGCGTCAGGGGTAGCGGTGTTGGCCAGTACGCATTGTCCAACTGGATATGCTGTGCCTGTACCAGATCCCACTGCTGTGGCTGTGAAGATGTCACCTAATGCATAATCTACGCCAGCGCCGCAATCTGTCCAGTTAGTTGTTCCCACTGAGGCAATTTGATATGCTTGACCCACAACTAAGGATTCGTCGGCAGTAGCGGAGTCAGTGTAAGCTACCAGAAACTTGTGCGAACCTTTTTGTCTAATAATGCGTCCTGCACCAGCAGTTGTGCTAGAGCCGTCAGCTAGACTGATATTGACCACAGCGGCAATTTCTGGGAACGTTGTTGACGCTGTGCTAGTAGCTGGTGATCCACCAACCACACCCAGGAATTCTGTTGCACTTAATGTACCAGCTGAATTGTAAACTATATTTGTCAGTGATCCAAAGTTAGGATACCCAGCATCAGTTAAAATGCTGTTGTTTGTTTTTTGTATTTTTAGAGCTCGTCCCATTTGATTTCTCCTTATAGAAGCCCAATGCGGGTTCTAGCCGCTACGCAGTGGTGTCCTGCATAAAACACCGTATTGTGTTGACAAGTATTTATGGCCAGTGTAAAATTACATCAGGCACAGTTTATGCTGTAAATATCTGTATGGAACCACAATATCTCATCGAACAAGGCAATCAACATCGTGCCGAAAATCAACCCGAAGCCGCACTACAATGTTACGCATTGGCATTCAGTCAGGATCGCCGACTAGCACCTGCGTTCAACAACTACGGCAATGTACTACGTGAGGTTGGCGAACCAGAGGCTGCTATTCCGTTTTTACGTCGTGCTATTCAACTTGATCCTAATAATGTAACATCAAAGTTCAATTTAGCCGTGGCACAATTGCTGAGTGGTAACTGTGAAGAAGGATGGCCAGGCTATGAAATACGATGGGATTACGAACATCTAGCTGGTACATTACCTAAATTTTCACAACCACGTTGGACCGGACAGGATCTCAAAGGCAAGACTATTCTTGTAATGGGCGAACAAGGTCACGGAGATAACATTCAATTTGTGCGATTCTTGTACAACCTACATGTGTTAGGGGCAGAAATTATTTTGCAGGTAACGGATGGTCTTGTGCCAATGCTAACTTCGAGCGCAATTATCAAACGTGTGTCAGGTTACGACTTTTCAGTATCTGACTTTGACTACTGGATTCCTATCATGAGCATTCCTGGTGTGCTAGGAGTAACATTAGCCAATTTGCCAAAGCCTGTGAACTATCTCAATGCTGACCAACAACTGCAACAGCAATGGTTGCAAAAACTTGGACCCAAGAAGCGTATGCGTGTGGGATTTGCCTGGAGTGGCCGCAGAGATGCCTGGCTCAATACTCACAAGGGCATGCCGTTTGCGGATATGCTAGCTATGATCAAATCAAATCCCACTTATGAATGGATCAACTTGCAGATTGATGCTACTCCCGAAGAAGTGGCAGAACTAGAGGCAGCTGGTGTAACAATGTATCCTGGTAGTATCAACAGTTTTGCAGACACAGCCGCATTGCTTGTGCATTTAGATGTGGTGCTGAGTGTGGATACTGCTATTGCTCACTTGGCAGGCGCACTAGGCAGACCCACCTGGATCATGCTCAACTGGTTTGCTACTGATTGGCGATGGCTGTTGAATCGCGATGACTCACCTTGGTATTCAACTGCTAGACTATTCCGTCAACCTGCCATGGGAGACTGGACCAGTGTTACCAAGAAAGTATCTCAGTACTTGAGTTGGTTTAAAGTTTAACAAACACACGCTCATTAAAAAACCCGCCGAAGCGGGTTTTTGTTTGGGTGCAATCTCTGATTAG